CTGAAAACCGTACTGGTGCGATCACCAGGGAATCATTGAGATTCAAAAATGACTGAAGAAGTCCAACAACCCTTAGCGGAAGTAGACTCCGCGCCCGCAGCAGCAGTGACGGCCACTCCTGAAGCAAATGTAACTGCGCCGGAAGTCGCTGATGAAGCAAAAGAGCCTTCACGGGTTTTTACCCAAGAAGAACTTGATGCAGCAATTGGCAAAAGGCTTGCAAGAGAGCAACGTAAGTGGGAAAGAGAGCAGACTCAACGTCAAGCGGAAGCCCAGACGCTGAGAGCGCCAGCAACAATCCCGTCAGTCGATCAGTTTGAAAGCACTGAAGCCTATGCAGACGCATTGGCCTATCAGAAAGCTGAACAACTGCTCGCCCAGCGAGAACAAGCAAGGCAGCAATCTGCGATTATTGAGTCTTATCACGAACGTGAAGAAGAAGCTCGGTCTAAGTATGATGACTTTGAACAAGTCGCTTACAACCCGAAACTTCCAATCACAGATGTGATGGCTGAGTCGATCCGAGCCTCGGACATAGGCCCTGAAGTAGCTTACTACCTCGGTGCTAACCCCAAGGAAGCAGATCGAATTTCTCGTCTTTCGCCTATCGTGCAAGCCAAAGAAATTGGGAGAATTGAGGCCAAAATGGCCAACGATCCTCCCGTGAAACGAACCACGTCTGCGCCAGCACCGATTTCGCCTGTCACCGCTCGCTCCACTGGAGGCCCAGCCTATGACACTACTGATCCACGGTCTACCAAGACCATGACGGATTCGCAGTGGATTGAAGCTGAAAGAGTAAGACAACGAAAAAAGTGGGAAGCACAAGCCAACCGCTAAATAATTTTTAAAGGACTTTTTTCATGGCTAATAGTATCTTAACGATTGACATGATTACCCGCAAAGCTCTCGAAATTCTTGAGAACAACCTGGTGATCACCCGTAACGTAAACCGTCAGTACGACGACAGCTTTGCTGTTGAAGGTGCCAAGATCGGTTCTACACTGCGTATCCGTTTACCCGACCGCGCTTTGGTAACTGACGGTGCCGCCCTGCAAGTTCAGGACGACAACGAACAGTTCACCACACTGACTGTTGCTTCACAAAAGCACATCGGCGTGAACTTCACATCTGCTGAATTGACCATGCAATTGGACGACTTTGCAGAACGTGTGTTGAAGCCTCGTATCAGCCAGTTGGCTTCCAGCATTGATGCTGACGTTGCTAATGCGTACAAAACCATCGGTAACACCGTGGGCACCCCAGGCACCACTCCTTCGACTTCTTTGGTTTTGTTGCAAGCCCAGCAGAAGCTGAACGAAAACGCTGCTGTGATGTCACCACGTTACGCTACCGTCAACCCCGCCGCTAACGCTGGCTTGGTCGAAGGCATGAAAGGTTTGTTTAACCCCACCGACACCATCAGCAAGCAGTTTAAGAACGGCATGATGGGCACTGGCGTGTTAGGCTTTGATGAAGTCAATATGTCTCAGTCAATCAAGCAACACACCACTGGCACCCGTATTGCTACAGGCAATACCACTGGCGCTGCTGTGACAACTGAAGGTTCTTCTACCCTCACGTTGACTGTTGGCTCTGGTGAACTGATTGCTGTTGGTGACGTGTTTACGATTGCTGATGTCTACGCTGTGAACCCACAAACCCGTGAATCCACAGGTTCGTTGTTCCAGTTTGTGGCTTTGGCTTCTTCAACTTCCACCACAACTGCTACTGTTACCGTAGCGGCCATGTACTCAGCAGCTCATGCTCTGGCTACCATGTTGACTTTGCCTGCTACTGCCAAAGCCGTTGTGTTTGTCGGTACAGCCAGCACTCAGTATCCCCAGAACTTGGTTTACCACAAAGATGCGATCACTTTTGCGACCGCCGACTTGTTGCTGCCCCAAGGTGTCGATATGGCTGCTCGCGCAGTTCATAACGGTATCAGCTTGCGCGTTGTTCGTCAGTACGACATCAACAACGACCGTATGCCTTGCCGTATCGACGTTCTGTATGGCTTCAGCACAATTCGTCCACAGATGGCTTGCCGCATCTGGGGTTGATCAGAAACTTTTTTAAAGGAAAATTATCATGGCATTACCTAATTCTGGCGGTGGATACCAAGTCGGTGACGGCAACCTGAACGAAATCGACTTGTATGCAACAGCGGCTCAACAGACCGCAACCGCAACTGCAACCCTGACCGCTGCACAAATTACGGGCAACTTGTTGGTGGGTAACCCCTCCACAACCGCTGCTACGTACACTTTGCCAACGGCAACCGCAATTGATGCGGTCATAACTAACGCAAAAATTGGCAGCACGTTCAATTTGACTGTTATTAACCTTGGCACTTCCACCGGCCTCATCACGATGGCTGTTGGAACTGGCATCACTGCGGTTGGCAACTTGGTTGTTGCTATTACTGGCAGCGCGGCAGGTGTTGGTGGCGCAGCGCAGTTCATGTTCCGCAAAACAGGCGACGCTGCATACACTTTGTATCGTATTGCTTAAACCTAAATAGGGGCTTCGGCCCTTATTTTTAAAGGAAAAAAATCATGCCAAATACTATTGCTGTAGGCGTCGCGTTTGAAGACGCGCAACTAAACGGCGCAATCATGGGCAAAACTGGTGGAACTGCGGGCTTCTACGGAACCACGCCAATTACACAAGCTGCGGC